CCGCCGGCTCAAGTCTGGATACCGGAAAATGCTGTTCGCTTACGACATGAAAGAGAAGCATATCAAGGGGTTCGTGCTGAAAAACGTGAGGAGGGTTGCCCTGACGGACAGGAAGTACCGACCTATGTGGCCGGTGGAGATTGCCTAAGGTGTAACAATTTTTTGATATTTGACACTATTAGTGAGGAGAAGTTCATGACAACACGCAGAGGAACAACGCTTTTAGCTTCGGATTTTGCCAAGCAGATGAGGCTTTTCAGCCCTGGCGACATCGTGGCATCGACCGTTGTCGGATGTGCCGATTTCACCGGAACAGTAGTATCCACGGATATCAGGCTGAATAAGGTGTTCGTCAACTGGGGTGACGGATTGAGCGTTCAGCATGACCCGGACGAGATACAACTCATGGTGCAGGCTGAAGAATGGGCTAGTGAGAGGGTGAAGACTCTTGTCGCTCGCAGGACTAGGGGAGCCTCCGGAAGCACCGTTGAGCAGGCTGACGCAGACCCGCAGTATGTCGGGGACCCGGAGATGCACGGGCTGGACCATCCCAGGGGCGGCGGTTTCTCCATTATGCAGAACCTCCAGAAAGACCTCCGCAAGGAGATTTTGGAGGAATCTGAGGAAGGTCCGAAGATTTCTCCCATTCAGGCAACAGACGGACTCCGCTCCCGAAGGGCATTGACGGTTCCCCAGAAGCACCAGAAGGCAATTGCCCTGAAGACCCTGAAGATGAACGATGTCGGGGTCAAAGTGATGGGCGGGATGACAAAGGAGGAAGCCAGAGACTTCCTGAAGTCCATCGGGTACTCAGACTCGAAGATTCGTCAACTTGAGGCTTCCGAAGCACCCCTTCGCAGTCGTAGGGCGATGTATTGGAACGAGCCAGAGCGAGTGTATCGTCTGACCCGCCAGGAACAGGCTGAAGGATGTGCTACCTGTCCGAAATGCAAGAAGGAGATGGCAAAGGAGAGATTCACTCGGAGTGACAAGCTCTTGTCCTGCCCCAAGTGTGGCTTCAAGATTCCGACGAGCAAGACGACCACCGAACGCCGCAAGGTTGAGATAGAGGTCGAGCCGAACGGAGAGGTTGAGGTTGAGGTGACAGCATCTTGCCGCCGTGGACGGATGGCAGAGGATGGCATAGACCTCTCGAACCTCTCCAGGATGAAGATTTATGACATTGCGGCACTCATCGCCCAGGACTGGGGCCGCAAGGTCAACTATGCTGCGAAGCCGTATCTGGAGGCGATGTTCTCGCTGGACTCCGTTGATGACAACTACATCATGGATTCTGGGAAGTCCATCGTAGCCTATTTTCTCTCCAATGCCACGAGTTGGCGGGGAGATGTAGCCAGGGCAGTAAAGAACGAGTTGAAGAAACGAATCCGGTAGGGAGGATTGATTATGGCAATACGTTGCGTTCTGTGCGGAAAATCGTATGCGAAGAAGGTTTCAGCGGCTCACCTGAAGGGTCACAAGGTTTCGGCGAAGCAGTATGAGGCAACCGAAGCAGCCTTGTCGGCGACCCAGTGGGAGTTCTACTGGACCCATCCGGGTATCCAGGTGAAGTTCACGGCACCGGCTACCGATGCCAAGGGACCTGGCGGTGGATTGACTTTCAAGGAGTGGTGCGAGAAAACGGGAGTAGTATAAACGATTTCGGGCGAATACCCCGGATGACAGGAGGATAAGGTCATGGATTCGTCCAAAGTATGTGCTTCCTGCCAGACAGAGAAGCCCTTGGGCGAGTTCAGGATGAAGGGTCGATGGCGTCGAGGGACGTGTGCGGAGTGCGACAGGAAGAAGAACAATGAGTATTCTAGGCGTCGCAATGAGAAGGACCGGGAGAGGGTTAGGGTCCGTAACGCTGAGTGGGCTATCGAAAACCGGGAATATAACCTTGAGAGAAAACGAAAGTACAATAGAGAGCATAGGGACTACTTTCAAGCCTATGCTAGGCAGAGACGTAAGGTGGATGTTGATTTCAGACTCAGGTGCGTTCTGAGATGCAGGTTGAGATTGGCACTCAAGGGTTTGACAAAGAGTGCAAGAACGATGGATATGCTCGGTTGTTCGACGATTGAGTTGAAGAAACACCTTGAGTCGAAGTGGAGCGAAGGCATGACTTGGGAAACATACGGCGGGAGGAGCGGTTGGCAGATTGACCATATCATCCCCTGTGCGGCTTTTGATTTGTCGAAGCCAGAGGAGCAAGGTAAGTGCTTTCATTACACCAACTTACAGCCCTTGTGGGCTGACGAGAACAGGCAGAAGCATACGAAATTAGTAGCGGCGTAATCCGCAAAGGAGGGTAAGGTCATGGCATACAGTCGTGCATATCAGGAAGTAATCGCAGGTCGTGTCCGTGAGACAGAGGCCATTGGCTTCTTCAGAAGGAACGAGATTGCGGTACCTGGCAGGGTGACGAGCTTCAATCCGACGGGTGGCAAGAAGTTCCCGGTTTGCGAAGTGGACTACCTGCGGTACGAAGGCGTGGGCAAGCGTGGAACCGTGTCGGACGTTATCGACACGCACCTCCCGAACGCCTACAACGTCACATAACGGAATCGACGGAAAAACGGCTGATTTGACTCCGCTCGCAAGGGCGGAGTCCAGCCATCTCCGGGGAGAGACATGGACAGACGCTGCATAGGGGATGTTTGTTTGGCGAAGGCTGGGGCAAGGTCAGTAAACCTTGACCTGCCTTTGGCTACCGTCCTGATGAACCCCAGGGTCGAGTGGACCGCTATGGCTCGTGGGCGTGTCCGTATTGCCCGTGACATCCAGGTGGATTGGAAAGAGTTCACCCCGGACAAGTACCTGTTCAGCCATTGTTTCGTGCCAGGAACGATGGTTTTGATGTCCGATGGCACGGAGAAGCCGATAGAGAGCGTGGCTGAGGGCGACATGGTTGTGTCGCATACCGGGGCGTCTCGCAGGGTCAAGTCGGTGATGAGCAGAAACGTGGACGAGGAGCTGGTGGTGGTAAAACCGGCTTCGCTGAAAGAGGCGGCATGCACTGGGGAGCATCCTTTCTACATTCTTCCGAAGGAGGAGGCGTGGTGCAGTCACAACAGGGGATGGAAGAAGTGCGTGTATGGCCGTGCCTCTCGCTGCTCGAAGTGGGGATGCGAGGGCAACGGCGGCGATATGGGCTTTGTCAGGGCTGACGCGCTGTCGGAGGGAGACAGGGTGTTCACGCCGACGATGAGCGAAGTCAGGGACTCCGGGTTTACCAAGGAGAGGATGAGGCTTTTGGGGTATTACGTCTCCGAGGGAGGATTGGCGACGGACGAGAGGGATGGGGAGTCGAACAGCGTTCGCTTTCATATATCGAAAAAGGAGAAGCGAACGCTGGGTAAGGAGATATGCTCCCTGATGGCTTCGTGTTTTGGAGTCGTAGGGCATGGGACGATTGAGGTGGCCAAAGAGGGCGGAACAACTTTGAGCTTTGCTTCGGACGAGGCTTACAAGTGGTGTGGGAGGCATGCCGGGCACATCGCCCGTGATAAGAGGCTGTCTGAGGACGTGATGTTCGCGGCTCCGGAGTTGCAGGCGGAGATGCTGGATACATGGATTGCCGGAGACGGACATCTTGATGCCAGTAAGAGGAGCGTCAGGCTGTCGACGGCCTCTCTGTTCTTGGCCTCTCAGGCCGAGGTCATATTTAGCAGGATAGGTGGTCTTGCCAATGTGTACGAGGGGGTCAATCCGGGTGGTCCGACGGCCAGATGGAGGAAGTTTCCGATTTTTCAGGTTTCGGCGAAGTCTTCGGATTTGGGTGCGATAAGGGAACGGTATTCTTTTCCGCAGTTCAGTCGGTGGTCTAGGACGGGACAGAGGTATCGCCACGCGGCGTGCTCCGTATCTGAGATAAGGTCGGTGGACCGAAGGGCGTACAGGGGGCCGGTTTACAACCTGTCGGTGGATGTCGACGAGAGTTATGTGGCGAACAGGATGGCGGTACACAACTGCACCATTGTTGCATCCGTCGCCACTGAGAAAAACGGCTACTATGTCAAGCCAGCCTGCACCGACCTGGTCAACAATAACGGGAACGGCTGGACGAACCCAGTATTGATGGCGACATTTCGGACGTTTTTGGGCGCCGAAAATTACCTTGAGCATGTGCAGATACCGGAGCTTTCCAAGGGCAAGATTCTGGATGCCGTGCTTCGTCCGCTTGCCTATGAGGACGAAAAGGGTCAGAAGGCAGACATTTTCTACTGTGACATCCTGGTCGCCACAAACCGCAAGCATTCCAGTTTGGTGAGGAAAATCGAGAGCGGAAGTCTGGGTACGATGTCGATGGGATGTCTGGCAGACTGGGTTCAATGCTCTCGCTGTGGAGTGGTTTTGGGCGACAATGACCCCAATTGCACTCATATCGACAATGAGCTTCTCCGTGTTTTCACCGATGATGACGGGATTGAGCGTATAACGGCTGAATTGTGTGGGCGTTCGATAAAGGGCAAGGACGGAAAACTGGAGGGAGACCCCAAGTCCGTCAAGTTCATTGAGGCGTCCTGGGTCGAAAAGCCAGCGTTTTACGGTGCCGTCATCAATCACTATGTGTCTGAGGTACCCAAGGCGGCCAAGATGTTGACATTTTCGACAGCCAAACTGTCGGAAACGATGGAAGACCTGTTCAAACTGAGGGTTGCGGACACGAATGGGATGATTGTTCTGAAGGTGGCTCAGGCTGAGCTAATGCGTAGAAAGCGTGAGTTAATAGCGGCGAAAGTAGCCCGCTCAATGTGGGCATAAGAAGGAGGAAGGGTAATGAGCAGAGAGCGAATAACAAGCAAGCATTCCGCACGGGGCGTTCTTCTTGCGGAGATTGGTAGGCTCGAAAAGGCTATCAATGCAGAGGGTGCGGATGAGGAACTTCTGAAGGAAACCGAGGCCATCGAAAACGAAGATAATGCCGAGATTACGGCAGAAGATGAGTCTGAGGAGCTTCTGGACGAGGCACAGGACATTGCGGATGAGGAAGTCGCAATTATCGAGGACGGTCAGGATGTTCCGGATGTTGAGGAAGACATCGTTGACCAGAACGAAAGGGCTCAGGAAAACTGGCCTTTGTCGGCCTCGGAAAGGCATGCCGTAGCCAGCCGGCTTGTCGCCATTGCGAAGAAACTGGTAACTGGCTGAGAAAAGATTCTTTGGTGCCCAAAAGAGTGTAATAATTTTTTGATATTCTTACCATAGGTGGAATATCAATGCGTTCTGAGGGCGTCTAAAGAGCAAACGGGAGGTGTACTTGATGAGCAAGGAAACGATGAAGAAAGGGAGTGCGAGCCAGCCTGCGAGACGCAGCTTGGCAGCCGAGATTGCGGCGCTCGAACGCCGTATCGACGGTATGTACATGGATGAAGACCTCGCAGTCGTCGAAGAAGACGTTGCGGGTGTTCCTGTATCCGTGGACGAACTCGTCGTTGAGCCTGTCGCCCTGATGGACGATGAGGCGATGCAGGACGAGGAACTCGAACTCGATGAGGTCGGGCAGGACGACGATGTTATGGATGAGATGACTCTTGAGGACGTGGAGCCCGAAGCGGGTTGCATGGCTTCCGAGAGCAAGCCCGGAGTCGAGGACGAAATCAACCAGGACTATCTGGATGACGTTCTCAAGCTCAGGGACACTCCTGAAAGCATCGTCACGGCACCTTCGATGCTCGACGTGGCAAGGACTTCAAGTAACGAGTACGTTGCCAGGGTCAAGACAGCGACAGCTCGTCTTGACAGGGTTGCGGACTATCTGGAAAAGCAAGGGCAGAGAAAGTTGGCACTCCGAATCGACACGATTTCGGATGCCCTCGACGCCCGCATTATGGGAGGGCGCAGGTAATGGCAAGGAACAGACTTACAGCACGTATGCGTGACCATCGGGCCGTCGAGGACGACATTCCCTATCCTGGGACAGTCAACCAGCCGGACCGTAAGTTCAAACGTCGTGACCAGTACGACAACTATGTGGAGACCATCAACCACCCGTTGCCGGATATGCGTCATGAATGGAAGGACAACCCCCGTGACGAAATCGGCTTCGGTATTCCGAAGGAGAGTTCGCTTTCGGTGGCCAGTGTCCGTGTGGCAGCCAACAAGGCCGTCCGCATCGCCGTACTTCTCCTTGGCGAAAAGGTCGAGGATGAGGTTATCGAAGCTCAGGCTCGTGACCTTATGGGTATGAGGCCTGATTCCATGGACCGGACCCTTGAACGCTTCGCCGCATCGGAGAAGTTCTACAAGGCCGAGGACAAGGAAGACGAGGCTGGCGAAGACGAGGAGAAGAAAGCCTCCGATGACGCCGATGCCGATGACGAGAAGAAGGAAGCTGCCGAGTCCGACGAGAAGAAGGACGAGGAGAAGAAGGCTTCTGAGGAACTCGTGGACGAGGCCGGTGGTGTCAAGCCAGCAACGGATGTCCCCGAACCCGCAGTAGGCGACGAGGACAAGCAGGCGTCCCTCATCAAGACCGTGGTCGCAGCCGTCGTGGCAGCCCTCGGTGTGAAGAAGGCAACGGACGACGCTGATGCCGACGATGAAGCTGGAGAGGACGAGGAGAAGGCTGACGAGAAGAAGGAAGCCTCTGTCAAGTCCAAGAAGGCTGAAGACGAGAAGAAGGACGAAGCTGGAGAGGACGAGGAGAAGGCCGACGAGAAGAAGGCTTCTGCCAAGCCCAAGAAGGCTGAGGACAAGAAGGACGAAGCGGCTCAGGATGACGAGAAGGCTGACGAGAAGAAAGCCTCCGACGACGCCGATGCCGATGAAGCTGGAGAGGACGAGGAGAAGAAGGAAGCCTCGACCAAGAAGGCTGATGATGACGAAGACGAAGACGATGACGACGAGGAAGAATCCTCGGAGGAAATCGTTGTGGAAGCGTCCAGGCCGAACAAGGGTGCCAACGAGATGGACATCGAGCTGACAAGCTCAATGGACACCGAGATGGAGCCTGATGCGAAAGCCGACGCACAGTTGGCAAGCATCTTTGAGAACGACGAGGCCCTCCAGGCAGCGGCGTTGGAGAAGAAGCGTGCCGCTGGCTCAGCCCAGTCGGGCAAGGAGTCCAGTAAGGCTGGCATTAAGAGACTCGGTGGACAGCCACGAGTTGCGTCCCAGGACGCAGGTTCGGGCGACATCAGCGGCATCTGGGAAACGGCACCGGATGTCAGTTCAGTCTTCAAGTAAGCCGAGAAAACAAGAAGGTAGGAGGATAGGGAAATGAGTCTCACAATACTAATCAGAGGACAGCTCAACTCGATTCCGGTTCTGTCGGACGCCTGCTTCACGAAGCAGAACTACGGCGTGAACACGAACACCACGTTGAGCGTGAATACGCCTCGTGGAGTCCTGGGTGGTTCGGTTGCTGGCGTTAGCGCCGGTCTGGACTACACAGTGGTTCCCTGCACAGACGCACTCAGGCCGGTTGGTCTGTTCGTGAACGACGCCGCTGGCGCCGCTTTCGAGAACAGTCCGGCGGTAGCATCCGGTAAGGTAGCCGTGATGAAGGCGCAGGCATCGGTTGAGGTGGACGTTTACGAGACCCGTAACGCCGCTGACATCGCTGACATCGTCTACGCCGTCGGCAACTTGCTGTACTGCTCAGCGCAGGGGCTCCTGACCAACGAAGTCAGCGCAGAGGGAACGGTCATTGGTGTTCTCACCAAGGCACCGAGCACCTCCTCGCCGACAATCGGGTTGGACGAGCGCATCTAAGGTTGCTGAGCCACGGTGGCTCGGCACGAGTAGGAAAGACGGAAAGAGCGATACCGCTCTATCCAAAGGAGGGTTGAAGACATGGCCGTTGACAATCAAACCAAACAGGAAATCATCTCGCAGCACATTCGCACCGCCGCAGGGCGTCAGCGTTTGGCAGCCAGCATGATTCAGCCGCTTCGCAGGCGCCGTGACTACACTTCGGTGGGTCGCAAGGCGTTCTACGTTGAGGCTCTGCCGGATGGGGCACTCCCCATCTACGACAAGGACCCGAACATCACCGCATATGTGGTTGGCGAGGAAGGCGAGAACATCGTCGCAGTTGCCAAGCCCAAGAGGGTGTTGTTCCCGTTGTTCGAGATTGCCTCGAACCCGGAAATCCAGCTCACCGAAATCAAGCAGCGTCGTTTCGACCTGATTGAGCGTTCGGTTGACCTGGGTAAGGCCGAAATCCAGGCTGAGGAAGACCGCAAGGTTTTCGCAGTTATGGACGCCCTTGCGGCAGACCCCACCAACCCGAACCCGGCAATTCCGGTTACGGGCAACCTGACAGCGAACGCACTTGCGGACGCTTTCGCAAACATCGAGCGCAGTGACATCCGTGTCGCCAGCGTCTTCTTGAATGCGAAGGACTACGCTGACCTGCGTAAGTGGGACAGGGACACGCTGGACATCGAGACGCAGGCCGTTCTGTTGAAGACCGGTCTCATGGCTACCCTCTGGGGCGCCAAGCTCATCGTCAGCCGTATCGTGCCGGAAGGCACAGTGTACTGCTGCGGCGAGGCAGAGTTCTTCGGTCGCATTCCGGTTCGTACAGAGCTTACGGTTCTGTCGGCGGATGACCCCAAGAACCGTCTCATCGGTTTCAGCATCTTCGAGCAGCTCGGCATCGGCGCTTACAATCCGTTTGCGCTTCAGGTGCTGACGATTACACGAGTGTAATCGACGCTCGTTGAGCGAGAGTACTTAGGACCCCGTGACTTCGGTCACGGGGTTCTTTTTTTTGTCCTGATGCTTTACGGATTATTTGATATTTCAGCCAAGGGTAGATGAGAGCGAGAATCCAGAGAATTGCCCGCCGAGTCGAGGCGGCTGAGATGGGTGGTGCCATGTTCAGGCAGGTGTTGCCCAATGGAGGCCTTCTGGACGCCGTGGAGAGCCTCCTGGAGGTCGCAAAGGGGCTTGTGGCATCATCTGCCCGGTCGGACGCCGAGGAGATATACGAGAGTTCGCTGAAACGGCCGTATTGGAGGGAAGTTTCCAGAAAGTTCCCGAAGTACAACTCCGATATGAAGCAGGAGGCTGATGCCACGGATTGGATTCTCAGACGGATAAGTCACGATTTCAAGAGGTATTACCAGGATGGCTGGTCTAGGATTGAATACGAATTGATGGATATGATACAAGCAGGGTTGATATGAACCGATTTGACCGGA